CTAATACTATACCCTTTTATTTATTTCAACTAATACAATCAATAACTTGCTTGACTTCACCTTGGTATGTTGGTTTCGCCTTCAATGATGGTTTTAATATAGCCCCATACCCTGTACTTGATGTAACTTGAAGTAAAGGTAGATCTTCAATATCTTTCTTTGTGGTTAGAGTATTATCAGGTGGAATAACATTTACAATATGCCCATCATTATCAACAAGAATGTCGTATTCATTTTCACCATCAGTAACCTTATCATCTTTATCATATCCATATTTTTCTAATAACAGTTGTTGTATTGGGTGTACAAATACAGTTTTACTTTCTTTTACTTCTTCATAGATAATAAAAGAAAAGTCATGTTTAATATGTACATGTTTGTCCTGAAAGTCACCTAATTTGTATTTGTTTCTCCACATATCATTTAATTTTATCTCAAACTTATCTGATATAAATTCATTTAAGTTTTTTACTATTAAGTTAAGTAAATAATTTACTTCTTCATGTTTAAGTGTATTAGGTTCACCATGTGATGATAACGTGTTGGATTCCCATTGTGTCTTAAAACTTTCAGATAATAAATTGACCTTACTTAAATCAATATCATCAATAAAGATAGGTGTTGAAAAAATGTTATACACTAATAGTTGCCAATATAGTTTGTGGGTCAGACCTAGTGTATGGGTCAGCGTCTGCTGATTGATGATTATATCCTGGTTCTTGGTTAAATCTAGTCACAAGACCATCTTCTATAAGAGCAGAATATCTCCAACTTCTCATACCAAAACCTTGTGCCGGTTTACTTACTAACATACCCATGTTACTTGTAAACGTACCACAACCGTCTGGTATCATTTTTACTTTCTTAATACCTAGGTCTCTTGCCCAAGCATTCATTACAAAAGCGTCATTTACTGATACACAATAAACTTCATCTATTCTTGCATGTTTAAATCTATCATACATTTCCTCATATGCCGGTAACTGTTCACTTGAACAAGTTGGTGTAAATGCACCAGGTAGACTAAACAATACTACCCTTTTGCCTGCAAATAGTTCATCTGTAGTAACATCTTTCCATGTACCACCAATAAACGTACAACCACCTTTTTCATCGCTGTCGCCTTCTCTAAATTTAAATGTGTGAGGTTTTATTTTCCATGTTTCCATAATTTATCCTTATACTGGCAATGTTGCTGTCTTTGGTAAGAAATTCAAACTTTCAGCATTTGCCTTTATCTTTTCTTTTAAGTTTCTGTTAATTAAATGTGTCACTTGGTCTGGTTCAATCTGTTTCTCAGTACAATAATCTAATACAGCTTCCATATGACTTATTCTTTTTTGACTTGCTCTTTTTTCTATTGATAATGCGAATTGTTTAGGTGTCATTATATGTCTGTCCTAACAATATGTTTTCTCAATGCTCTAACAAGTCTTTCAACATTATCTATAATGTCAATTATACCTTTGTCTGATATATACTTTTGATGTTCTTTTAACTTGTCGTATTCTTTTATAGAAATCTGAACCATAGGACTTGGTGCCGGTGTTTCATTCTCAAAAGACTTATCTACTGAATTATCATCTGTCATTATTATTTCCTTGTGCATTTAAAAACTTTTCTGTTATATCGTCTTTATGTGCGTTCATTTGTTTGTTTCTCATTTCATAAAATAAAATATGGCATATGATAGCATAGTTTGCCATATCTATTAAGGTGTCGCCAATACTTTCGTCTTGTACTTTTAATTCACCTTGTTTACAGAAAGACATTAAACGACTAAACTTATCGCCTATTCGCATTGCAACGCCTTTCCATGCAGGAATACCTGCCATTTCACTTGTTCTAAAATTTTTGAATACATCATCAACAGAAGCATAATCATGCCTCTTATTGTCGTGTACTTGTCTCATCTTATCCAGAAGCTCGTAAAATTGTTCACTTTGTTTTGTCATAATCTCCTTATCACTTGTTAATGGTGCCGCTTCCCGGATTTGAACTGGGCACCTACTGATTACAAATCAGTTGCTCTACCAAATGAGCTAAAGCGGCGTAGTGCCTGTTTCTGTTACGAGGTACAGGCAAACCCTAAGCAACACTAGGCTGCTAAAGCATACTCGTTAAAGTTTGCATTTGTCACGTTTACACTCGCCAGTGAATTATCTCCAATGAACTTTCTCACAACGGTCGAACCTATATCACCCCCATCAAAACCACTTCATCTGTGGTACCACCATGCTTCATAGAAGTGGTTTTGGTGGAGGTGTTGGGTATTGCACCCAAGTCCCTATTGCGTACTTGTCTCATTATCATTGATAACTTCGTTTACAACATCTATCATTAAGTCTGTGTCCCATTGCCAGTCCACACCATAACCTAATAAACATGTCAGATTACTTTCTTTTATAGTCATTAACATACCACCAAACTCTAAAGTAGGGTGGATCCAAAATGATATAACGCCAATATCAGCACCTTCTAAGTCGCCACCTGCCTTAACTTGACCTGCAGCTAAACTTTTCATCTTAAACCCATTTACAATTTGTGTTAATACTGTTGTACTTTCACCACATGCCATTGGCACTTGTATTGGCATTAATGTACCAGGTAAAAACTCTGGTGCTTCGTCTGCTACTGCCTTATTAAACATTACATATAAAAGAAATATACTTATCAACCCAGCAACGTATAATCCTTTTTTAATTTGTTTTAGCATTTGTTTCTATCCATTTGTAAAAGTTTTCTATTGCTTCTTTCAATTTAGGTAGATAATCTTTTTTATCTTTTTTAAATATCTGTACAGAACCTTCCTCTGTGGTAATCAATATAACAACTTGGTCAATCTTTTCGCCAAAGTTTTCTTCATACATTTCAGCATAAGCACTACCTTGAATAAAGTAATTCTCAATCCAATCTTCTTGTTTGTCTGCTTTGCTTGTTTTAAAATCTATAATAGAAAGTTTACCTTCATATTCAGCAATACAGTCCACACGACCTGCAACTGTATATTTTTCACTATACATGCCTGCCTCTTGTAGTCTAATATTATTTATGTTTTGAAGTGTAGATTTTAACGTCTGAAACATCATGCGTGGAAGAAATTGCTTCTTATACTTTTCCACATCATTAATATCAATATTGTTTAAATGGTCTTCAATCATGTTATGTACTGCTGTGCCACGATTAGCACTAGTAATCATAATATGGTTAGCAACTTCGTTACCAACTCTCTCACGCCATTTTACGAGACCTTCTTTTTGTATTATTGATAATACACTTGTTATTGAGGGGTATTTACTGCCTGTTTCTAAATGTTCGTAAAATCTTTTACCATCAACATTCTTTGCCTTCAGGGGTGGCAACTCACCTGTAGGTTGCTTGTGAATAAACATAATAATCCTTTTTTTTTAACTATTCAAACTCTATTATATCACAATCCTACAGGAAAGTCAAGCTCTTATATCCAAGATTTTGCTGTCTCAGTAGTTTCTTCTACACGTCTAGTCCAACCTCTGCCAAATGTGGCAAATGTGGATAGTTCTTCGTAATAATTTTGTCTATTCTTTTGGTAGTTTTCTACAGCATATTCCACGTTAAACTTCTCAACATATTCGTTGACTTTTGCTAATGTCATAGGACCTATACCGCCATCTATTGGCAAGGCACCAACACAAGATTGTAAATACTTCGCTGCTCTGCCTGGACCTGCATTGACAGCAAAGTCAAATACACACAGGTCTAAACCTGATGGCAAATCATCACATTTACATTTGTCCCAATAACCTTTTTTGTAGATTGGTGCCACATCTTCGTGTATAAGGTCTTTCATATCCTTAGTACCACCAAATTCTTCGTAAACTCTTTTTGTAACACCTAAGTTAGTTTCACCACCTGGGTCTTTTGGGTGATTAACATATCCGCCTTCATGGTGTAATATTATTTCTAACGCTTCTTTAAACTTGTTGCTCATAGTGCAATCCTAACTTTATTTTGTTAATTAAATATGATTTAATCAATCCGCTTCTTACTATGTCATTCAAGTCAAACTCAATACATTTCATTTCGTTCATTTCTTGTAATATATTAACAAAATCTAGGATGCCATTTCTGTCTTGTGTTTTCGTTAAGTCAGTTTGTTGCATGTCACCAGCGAAGACAATTTTACTATCTTGTCCTACTCTGGTCATTATTGTATCTAATTCGTGGAAATTTAAATTTTGACATTCATCTACAATTATAACGCCATTATCTATTGTCACACCTCTTAAAAAGGAAGTTGTAAGAAAATCAATTGTGCCTTGATTTCTTAGGTCATTATATAATCTATCAAACTCAGCGTCACTACCTCTTTTAAACATAAACCTAACCATGTTCTGGTAAGGTGTTTGGTATAAGTACGACTTGTCCTCCTCATCACCAGGTAAGAAACCTATGTCTCTCGTTGGTATGATAGAGCGAACAATGTAAACTCTTTCTCTAGGTGATTTAGGATCCAATACGTCTTTCAAAGCATTATATAACGCTACGAAAGTTTTACCTGTTCCTGCTACACCATATAGGAATAATTCTTTATCTTTGTAATTATCAAAGACTAGTTTTTGGTTTTCTGTTATTGGTTTAATATCATTTAATTCCTTCAATGATATCTCCAATTGTTTCTTTTTACTTGCCATAATATTCCTTCACTTACGGATTTATGTGTTAACTCAGCTTACAATCTTTGGGTTATATGATATCCCTACAACTTAGTGCTGTTAACTATCATATAACTATTTAGACTATTTAGATTTTACCTTTTGCTCTTTTTCTGGACTTTTTGAGAGCGTCTTTTATCTTTAATGTTTTGTGGTCTTTTTGACCATATCTGTCAGCAAGAGCACTTTCTGGATGTGCTTCTGCAACTCTTCCCAACATGTCTTTCCAACCACTATCAGTTTTACTATCAAGTTGACCTACACTACCTACTATGAGTGGTGCAGCCGGTACAAGACCTATTTTCTTTTTATTCTTTTCTAAGTATTCTTCCATTTCAGATATAGACATCAAATCAGTCCATTGTTCATCTGTCTTTTTATTTCTAAATGTATATGTTGGCATATGTTTATTTATGCTGTTATTCTGGCAGCGTACCAGGCTGGTACGTCACGTTTAGACCATTTAGCAAAATATGCTTTTGCTTCTACATAATAATTTTTGTAACTAGCAATACTATCATTTGGTACTATACATTGAGGATAGTGTGACATTGCCGGTGTTGGTTCTCGCCAACCTTCTTGTTTAATATTATTAGGTGCATTTGCTAGTATCTCATTCAGTTTAAAGTTTGTACTATGTACTTTACCATATCTGTGTGTGTATTCTTGTCCTAGTTTTTTAAACAAATCATATAACCATAGATACTGCATTTTGGTTTCTCTTGCCCATACAGCACTAGGGTGGTGGTAGTGTACTGCTTTGTATATAATGTCTTCTCTTTTATCTTCCATAATATAACGTTTCACTTTTCTACCTGTCTTACTTCTACCTTCAATCTCTTTACCGTCTAGCATTCTATGTGCTGTAGATAATAATTGAGCGTATTCTACAATCATCTTTACAACGTGTTTATCTACATGCTGTTCAGCACATGTCTTTGTATCGTGGTTCAAATAAAATATATTCACTAAAACTCCTTCACTTTTTCCATTAACTTAATTAATTTTAATCTAAACATATTATACATCATTGGCAACTTTTTGTCAACCTTTTTTAAATATGCTCTTAGAGCGTCAACACGTTTCCAGTATAATTCTTCTTTAGAGTTCATAGACACCTACTATATTATGTTTAATAACTTGTTTAATTAGTGATGTATAGTTCTTTTTTGTCGCATACTTCGTTAGAGTATCAGCAAGTTGGTATACATCTGCACCGTTGCTTCTTGCTTCTCTAAATTCTTCATAAGCAAATACTTCGTTAAGGATCCTTACATAGTCCTTTACACTATCACATCTAGTTTCATAAACTTTAACACCCCAACCAATCCATTTTGTTTGGTCCCATGTAATTGGTAATAACCATTTACTATCTTTGTTGAAAGTTCTAATACCAAATAAATTATTACCTTCGTTGGCAAATCTACTTTTACCCCAACCTGTCTCTAATGCCGCTTGAGCAATGATTAGTTCTTTTGGTATTTGTTTTGAAATATCTGTTGTCTCATAAATTTTGTCTATACATTTTGATAGTGTGTAAACAAATTGAGATTTTGTATCTGTATTGATAACAGGTAAAACATTAGGAAAATCTTCTATCTCCTGGTATTTGATTAGTTCTACTTGTTCAGTAAATTCTTTGCAACCATCATCTGTACATGGTTGTTCTTGTGCTACTGCGTGCCATATAAACACACCAGCAATTAATAATAATATAGTTGAAAATATTTTCATAAGACCTCCTTAGTCAATATTAGTTGTATCATTGTCAATAGTAAGTGTTAGTTTAATACCATTTGCACCAAACGTTCTACGCCATTTGTAGAAATCAATGTTGTGGTTACAACTGTTATCTTCTAACGCATAATATTGCCATAAATGTACCATTTCATGTCCTAACACTTGTAAAAAAGTGTCAAAGGATTTCATTTTATAATGTAATTCTAAATGACATTCTCTAGGTTTCTTTTTTCGCTTTTCTGATTGGTCATTAAATACTACTTGACCAACAGCACCTCTTAATCTTCTAATAGATATACTATCAAAAGACGGTAGTTTTCTTTTAAAGATAATATTATTTAGTATATCAAACCACAGCTCAGCGTCTGTAAGTGTGGGATAATAAGGAAACTTTTTGTTAAAGTTTTCTGCTAATCTATCTATCTTTTTTCTTGCCATATGTTATCTAAGATACTCATTTTTATATAACAGTTTAGCACCGTATTCTTGTTTTGCAATATCAAGGACTTCATCTACATTGTCCTCATCAATACCACATAATGATAAATTGTCAACATCTGCTAATTGTTTTTTAGCAGTTGTTTCATCAATAGAACCTATACAGTATTGATTGATAATATTATCAGATTGTTCTTCAGCGTTGTCCCACGCCATGTTTTTAACTTTACTCATTATTGACCTCCTTCATAAAATTCAATAGTCCCAAACATTTCGTAAGATATTTTAGGACAAGTATTCATAATAACAATTTTCATTGTATCTCTAACCATAGTATCTAATCTATCAATAAAGTTAGCGGCAGCAATTAATTGATTGCCAGCAATAAGATGAGCAACGGTCTCATAATCTTGTCCGTCAAACGGAGTTTTGGTATATTTAAGTAGATTGTCTCTAGTAGTTTTAAGTTTCATAATATAACCTTTCGTTTTCTTGTTAATATACTTATAATATACACTAAAAACAAGCAAAAGTCAAGTAAAAAGGACATAAAAAAACCTTTATTTTTCAATGCTTTTTAAATAAAAAGTGTGTCAGGATGTCGCACTAAGCGTTAATTCTCATAAAATTGTCGTCCCAATTGAACGCTTCTTTTACTAAATTCTCCGTCAAACCTTTATAAACTTTATTTAATTCTTTACCTTTAATGTGTAAAAGTAACTTTGCTTCTTCATCACTTAATGCTTCAAGTGTTTCTATAAACATGTTTTCTCTTTTCATCTGTTTTAGTTGTGGATTACCACCTTCTAAATAGTGGAACAATTTTTTTGTTTCCGCTTTTAACCATATATGATTTTCAGTACCTAGTGGTGCTTCATTCTTTTTATATGGTGGGTTTTCTTCTGGTAACTTCCATACTAATTTAGGATCAAATGCTAACTTCATTAACATTCTTAATTCATTAGTGTCATACTTATTCAACACTTCTATTTTTTTCTTTTTATCTTTCGCATTATTAACCTTTGTTAATATTTCATGGAATGATAATTGATACATTGGTTCAGCCATTTTAAAACTCCTCTATTTTGCCAATCAATTCTTTCAAATCGTTATTAATTAAATAAGGTAATATCTTTTGTTTAGATTGTACCTTAATGTTTTTGTATGTATTATATATGTCTTCTTCCATATCATCTGGAATATAGTCAAAGTCAATTAGTCTCTGGTTTCTTTGGTAGTTTCTATAGTGATATTCATTACAGAAAGTCTTAGGATCCTCACCTTTCATTAAAGTGTCAATCCAATATGATAATTTTTTCTTTTGTATAGGTTTTTGTTTAATCTTATTTACAAAGGTATCATCTGGTGACAAGAAGTTAGGTATGCCATCAGAGGTATCACCTCTCATTATATGCTCAAAGATATACTCTTGTGGATTTTGTGTTTCTATCATCTTCTTT